CATTCTGTTTCTGCGCTTCGTACTGGCTTTGCGTGATGTGTGCCGTTAACTGTTGTACTTGTTGCGCCAATTGATTGTAGTGCGAATCTTGTTGCGGTGGTGCTTCGCCGCCAAAGTAAGCTGCTACTTGATCCAAAGGAATTTGAAACTTTTGAATCATTTGCGCTACCGCTTGCGACTTTTGTTGCGGTGTGCCTGTTCTTAGCAATGCTGCCGTTTGCAGCAATGGGCCAATCGCCGTTGCCGCCGTAGCGTTCTCATTTCTTAGCATCCATTCGTAAGGTTGAAATAACTCGGTAATTGCCCGAGCCTCGGCATCCCTTTGTTTGTAGGTGCTAATGCCCTTTTCGTAATCGGCATCCCGCTGGGCAAAGGCTTGCTGTAGTTCTGCCGGTGCTTTTTCCCAATGTTCTTTTAGCTCAAGGCGTAGGCTTTTGGGCATTTCAGCCCTTGCCTTGTCAGCCATTTGTGGGGCTTGAGTTTGGTCGGTTGGGAACTTAGGAGCAAACTTCCCCCCCTCTCGGGGTTGGGTAGCGGCGTGTTTGCCACGGTTTGTCGGTGCTTTGGTTAGTGCCTCACGAATAGTATCGGCTCGGCTTTGCGGCTCTGCTGCCGTTTGGGGCGTTTCTACCGCTTGGGTTTCGGGTGCTGGTGTTTCTACTGTGTCGGGTGCGACAACTTCGTTTTCCATCACTTCATCCTTTTCATTTGTTCCAAAGTCATTTTAATCATTTCTTTACGCTCGGGCATCGGTCTGTTGTGCAGGCGGTTTGCCATCTCTACGTTAAGGTTAGACATCTTAACAGGTGCAATCGGTGCGCCTGGTCGATCAAACTCTTGCACCGTAGCCAGCTGCCCACGCAATCGGTCTCGGTGAACTTCTTTTTTCTTGTTCCACTCAGCTTGAGCATACTTAACATCAGAATGCCCCATCTCGATTGAATCGGTGCGCTTCAGGTGGTCACGCCATTGCTTGCGACCCTCAATCATTACGCCATCAGGCGACATGAATGGGGCAATATCGCCCATGACCGTTGTGTATTCAGCAGAATGACCCGCCGTCTTTTCATATGGCTCGCTGCCGTCTGATGGATAAACCCAAGTTCTTCTCACATTAACTCCAAGATCATTGCGACATCTTCTTCATCACGTTTTCGCTTAACACGGGCTTCAAGAGTTTTGACTCTTTGCATTAACAAATCATAATCAATTTGTTTTCTGACTGCAACCTCTATTGTTTGTGCTGGTGCGGAAGTGATTTCTTCCCTTACCTCGGGCGGCAAACCAAATAGCGCTTCTTGAAGTTTTAGCTTGCGTTGCGCTTCTAGCTTTTTGTCTTTAGCCCATAATTCATCACGTTTTTTTTCATCAAAGCCAAAATGACCGCCTAAAGGAATTTCAATAGGTACAGGCGTTGCTGCAGCGGGAATGCTTGCAAAAGCCGTTTCACAAAACGCTGATATACCAAACACTTACGCCCCCCACTTGGCGGCTAATCCATCGGCATAAGTTTTGTTAACAATGTCTGTGCCGCCTGACGGTGCTGTGGATACCGTGCCGGTGGTTGCGGCTATATTAACAAACGTGCCATTTTTAGGCGTAATGCCGCCAATAACCAAATTATCTAACGTACCCGCATTTGTAGGCGCTATCTCAACCGATCCTGTCCCCGAGGGTTTTATGTGGACATGACCTGTGCCTGTTGGACTAATGTCAACTTGGGCGTTTGCGCCATTAATATTTGTGGATACGTTTAGCGATAAATTATCCCCGCCACCACCCCCCATGCTTAATTGGGTTGTGCCTGCTGAGTTCTTTAACGACAAACCGCCCGAATTAGTGGCTTGAACTGTAGGCGTTGTAACCTTGGTAAAAACAACATCTGTTCCGCTTGTGATCGCCACGCTTGAGGGTAGGGTTACAAATACATCTTTTGCGCCTGCCGCAAGGTTAAGTATTGAGCCTGTTGATGAAGAGATTATGGTTGTTCTAGCTAAAGTACCGCTAAAGTAAGTCCCAATCCCAACTTCCCATTGCGTACCGCCTGAAATCGTGTAATAGGTCGTATTGTTGTTGCCAATTACCGCAAATGACTGAAACCCATCAACAGAGCCGTCTAGCGTGATCGTTCCAGTACCTGTGGAAGTGGTGGTCTGTCTTACCCGATCAGCTAAGACAAGGCTCATGCTGTCTCCACGCCTATTACTAAGCCATCAGCACCCCTGATAACTTTCTTGGGTGCGTTAAGCCTTTGCATGGCAGCGCCAATGTTTTGCATTGATTCGCCATGTAGGTTTGCCATGTTGTCATGCAAGGCGGTTATTTTGTCCATTGCTTGAACAATTGTGCCGCCTAGCTCGTTGGTTATTTGTGCAGCCGCTGCTTCAACAACTGGTAAGTCGACACCAGGGTTGCTACCAATCCTTGCCACCATGATTTTAGTTGCTGCATCAAGTTCTGCTTTCCATCGTTCATATTCTTCCTTTCCAGCCATTTCTCGGGCTTTAATTTGAAGTTCGTTGTTTTGTTTAGCGGTTTCAAAATCCGCTTTCATTTGCGCCAATTGCATATCTGCTTGAGCTTTTGCTTGTTGCATTTGCATATCAAGTTGCGCCTGTGCTTGCGCCAATTGTGCATCTGCTTGCATCTTCATTTGCTCGGATTGCGCTTGGGCTTGCATTTTCATTTGCTCGGCCTGTTGGTCGGCTTGCATTTGGATCATTTCGGGTGATGGGCTAGGCGGTTGTTGTTTAGCCGCATCCGCTTTATCTTGCAAAGCTTTCATGGCTTTTTCAACTGCGCTTTCTAAACTTCGACCTGCCCTGTATCGGCGCACCAAGAACAATAGCATCTCGGAAACCATAGGCAAAGTTTCAGGCGCTTGGGTAACCATAGGGATTGCCTCACGCAAGAATGCACCAATAGCCCCTATTGCCTCTTGTGCGCCTTGCTTTTCTGCCTGCTCATCAATCTGAGCCAAACTGTCAGCCTCAACCGCAATGTGAAAGTCGCGTATGGTGCTGTTAGACAACATCTGCAACGCCGCTTGCAACATCTGCGGGTCTTGACCATCCGGCGTGTTCATTACACCCGACATTTCAACAATTAACTCGGGCGGGTAAAACTTACATATAACTTGCGCCTTGAGCTTGAAAATGTCGGTAGCAAATTTAGCCACATCGCCTTGGCTACTCTTTAACCTCAAGCTACCAAAGTTGGCTTTAAGTTGTTGAGCACCAAGCGTTTCTTGGGCTTTGGACGATCCACGCAAGATGTCCGATATGCCCATAATCTCGTAGATTGATTGCTTTACTTGTTCCCTAGCCGAATACAACTCACGCAAGGTAATAATGATTTGCGAGGTATCCATCATGTCGATTGCGCCTTTTAAGCCGCCTTTTTCCGACATTGCCGCCCATGCGGTGACGGGGAATAGCTTGTTATCTACGCCCTCGCTAAACATCCGAGCCAACTCTTTAAACTCGGCATTGAACACGCCAACCGCCTTACAAGCTTTGGTTAGCAAGTAAATGCGTTGCGTTAAGTTATCTAGCTCTTGTGCTTGATCCTCGTACTCGCAAAAGTCGGGGACGGGAATCATTGTGCCGGTGGTGGTGGTTGCCATCAACGGCTTGGGGCATGGGAAGAACTCATCAAGCTCTAACGGGTCATCCCTTTCATCTAGCGCTTGTGGGTAACCTTTGGCAATCCAACAAACCTTTGCCGTGCGCTTATTCCAAATCTCATAGACCATCGCCTTTTTGTCGTAGGTCATCTTGGCGGTCATGGGATTCTTGCCGTCCATGTCGGTGTTTGAGCTAGTCAAACTGACGTTTTTAAATACGTCCCCAAAGCGCTCTACGCCCTCTTCTTTGGTCATGTATACGGCACGGGCTACCCACCAAACTTCGTCCCATGTCCGAGCCGGTGAATGCAAGAAGTCAGCCCAGTAGACGTAATCAATAGGGCTATGCGCCGCATCAATGCGCTCGGTTGGATCTTCTACCGTGTTATATACCTGTGATTCTTCAGTCTCATCTAAAACGTCATCTTCATCAGGTCGATCATTGACAATGACGGGCTCATAGCGAATCCATGCCGTGCCTCGACCAGGCAGCAATCGGTCTTGCACCGCCCCACTCATTGCCGCATCAAAGTCACCGAATTGTGTGGTCTCGTATTCCATCACACGCTCAAGCATGGTGGACGCAAGGCGACCCACGGGGTCTTGATCCATATACCGGCGTGACACCTCGGGCTTGGCTTGGCGACCATATAAGGCGGGGTAAAGCACTTGGATGTTTGACCATAGGATGTTGAACTTCATCCTTGGCATCTCTATCGCATCACGCTCATCCCGATAACGCTTGACAACCTTTTGACCACGCTTTTCCCACTTATCAAATATCTTGATTGCGGTTTCAATTTGATCGTGCCAATAAGGGCCAGCGTCCTCGCCCTCATATGCGCCGGTTTCATCGTACATGGTTAGTTACCGCTAGCAAAGAAGAACGTCACATCTAGCGTACCGCCCTCGGTTGCGTATAGGCTTGTCCCAACATTAGCGGGGAATCTATGAAACCCAATTGCGGGGGTAATCGTGCCGCACATAATCGTGCCGCTTGCGCCACCATCTCTAAGCACCAATGTGCCTAGGGTAGTGCTATTAACGTAGAAACCAAGCAATTGGCAAGGGCCTGTAGTGACTGCGCCTGTTTCGGTGATGTTCTTGTATCCACCTACTTCTGCTACTGGTTGACTCATATACGCTCCTCTTTATGTTGTATCTCGTAGTCCCACAACTCATCAAGTGTGATGGTTTGTAGGGTCTTGCCCTTAGGCGGTGTCTGATCTTTTGCCTCTTGTCTATAGGCTACTGCCAACATTCTAAACGCATCTGCGGGGTGTGAGCACCAATCATGGCGAGGAGTTTGCCGAAAAGTTTTCTTATCTTCATCATATTCCCGCTGATATTGCCTTAACGCTTCTAATCCCTCATCGCATCTAGAGTCAAAATAACAGTTTGGCAGGATCATCCGCACCGCTTGGATGCCGTCTTGGATGCCAATCTCGGGGACTATTGCTAACTTGCTCATGCCGCCAAGGTGTGCGGCTAATTGCTCGACAATGGACTTACCCCCCGAGGCTAAGGTTTTAGCTCTTGCGTCATGCGGTAAGTAATGGCGGGTATATCGGTAGCCTTTGGCGTTAACCGCATTGGCTATTTCCTCAATGCTTGCCCCTGACACGGCGTAATAGTCCATTACCCTAACTTCGCCCCTGACAACTTGATACCACCAAATAGCGGTGTCGTCCCGATAACCTAAGTCCCATGCGGTGTAAACAGGTGACTCGGGCTCAAAGGGTAGCTCACGAATCCTGCCCTCATCTTGAGCTTGGCGCATCTCTTGACCATAGAACGCCCCAAGGATAGCAGCATCAAAGCTACATTCATATTCTTGGTCGTATTGGTCTTGGCTTAATTGTGATTGCGCCGCTTGCAATTCCGAGTCGGGCAATAGCTTAGAAACTGAGGCAGGTAGCCTTAACAGAAACCAATCCGGCACTACTTGGCTTACTTTGTAAATGTCATGAAATTGGTTTTTGCCCTTTGGCGTACCACCAAACACCGCCCAACCTAGCCGGTCTGATAGCGTTGGACGTATTACGTTACCCCAAACGCTAGGTTTAAAGTCGCCGTATTCATCAAGGTAAACGCCGTTAAATCCCATACCACGCATTGCGTCCGCATTGTCCGAGCCAAACAGCATGATCTTTGCGCCGTTCACCAACTCCACCGATAGGTCGGATTCGTTTGTGGCTTTGGTCACAGGCGCAGCGTAATACTTGAGGTAATCCCATGCCACCCGCTTGGCTTGACTACGGAATGGTGCAATGTAGGCATATTGAGCCGATCTGTTGCCCTGGGTAATAGCTCGCTTAATTAGGTCGTTGATAGCCGCTACGGTCTTTCCCGCCCTACGGTGGGCAACTAAACAAGACCAACGCTCTATCCTGTTATGGAATGGCATAAATGCCGCCCTTGGGCTATAGG